ACCCACCAGTTTGGTTGCTTAGAATGGCGATAACGCGGCTTTTTGGCTATTGCGACCGGAATCCACCCAGCAATGAAGTAATGCGGTGATTTGCCAGTCACCAGCACTGCAATGTCTGTTGTGCGGTCGTATTCGTGGACGATCAATTGCCCTGCAACGTATTTCGTCCACTTGACTTCAATGCCATTGCCTACGTCAGCCTTGACTTTGTATTTTGGTTCATGCGGGTCATAGGCAACACCCAGGTATTTGGCAACAACCCATTCACTGCCAATCGTTTCAGCCCATTCGGCAATAAATTCAAAAAACCCGATTTCCGTGTTGTAGCGCAACGGGTGATTGACCTGATTGTCACCGTCGATTGAAAACTGAATTGCAGCCTTCAAACACTCAATTTCTTCAGCCCTTGTCAGCTGCATTTTCACCTGCAACCACCGCAAAACCACAATAGTTTTTCGCCGCGTTGTCCGCGCTGGTAGCCAAATTCGTCAACCTTTGCCAGCATTGAGCATTTGTCGCATTGTTCCATTTTGTATTCGGCTATTACTTCACCGTTTTGTAATAGTTTGCAAATGCGGGTTTGCGGGTTTATCAATTCAATGTAATCACTCATTAGATTTGTGGCTTCCATGTTCCGTCTGACGTGAAAACTAGCCAAACGGGTTCACACTGGTCAGGCTTGCGTCCAACGCATGAGTAATTTGCCCAATCCTTGCCCGTTTTGGCACTTGTCCCAGTGCGAAAAATGCGGTGGCCATGACGGCATTGCGGTGCTTCAGCAACCAATTCGCCGCCTAGTTGTTTTTTGATTTCGTCCATTGATGAACCCAATGACGGGATTCCAGCCTGCTCAGCGGCTTCAGCGGTTTTGTAACTTGGTACGTCGCCAAATTTGGTCGTCCAATAATCATAATCCTTTTCAGCGTTAGCAATTTTGGCTGGTGTGTTTTCGATCTGTTCCATGACTTCCCGCACTGTTCTTTCTGCCCCACCCATGACAAGTTGCTGCACCCGCATAATTGCGCTGGTGACCGTATCTTCAACAAACCAGCGTTTCATGTTTGCCTGGTATGCGCCAACGTATCCGTGAGCATAATCAATGCCCGCTGGCAAAATGTCGTCATAATTGCGAAACGCTTTTGCTTCAACTAGGACGTAACCCTTTTCCGCACTAAATTCAACAATGCGTGTTTCAATTCGACCTGTTGGGTATGTTGCCAACCAGCGTTCCAAACGCTCACGGCTTGCCTCGTAATTGTCCAGGAATCCCATTATTTAACCGCCTTATTTGCAATGTGGCGAACCATTGCCTTACGGCGTGCAATGCCTTCACGCTTGCCCTCTTTAAAACCTTTTGCATAACCTGCCGCAGCTGAAATCACCATAAGAATAATTGCCAGCACCAAACGCCCCAATGTGTCAGGGTCAAGTAGATCAAGTACCATTTTTAATTTCTCCCGAATCTAGGCGGTAAGTGTTACCACCTGCCATAAGGGTGAAGCACGATCAACGCGCCGTCAAGAACCTTGCGTGTTTGTCGGCGTGTCTATGGGCTTTGGCTTAGATTTCAGTCCGTTTCCAGCAAGTACGCCGCCCAGCGAACCAGTCAAGAAAATTGCCAGGGTTTTCAATAGATCAATAAATGCTGCGTCGTTGGGTGCTTGCGCCCCAATTGGCTGTGTCACAAAAATAAGCGCGTAGGTTATGCCTAGCGTCACAATGAGAAAAACGGCTGCAAGGGTTGAGCCAATAATTAAAATCAGCTGCGCGTGAATTTCTTCAGGCGATTTACGGCGTGCTGGTTTGTCCCGATTCAATTCCAAGTATGTCGTCAGTGCATGTTCCAGTCGGGACGCATTGCGGTTTCTGACATTCAACTTTTGCCCAGTTGTCGAATTCTTGGCACTCATAACGTATCCAACCCTGATAACCGCAAGCGGTAAGCAATAGCCCGCACGTAAGGGCTATTGCCACCGCCGTTGGCTTCCGAGTCACTTCCCCGTAGACCCGAAACTTTTGTCATTTGGATTTAACCAACGCAAGATCACTGGTGCAACGGCAGCAACGCCACCCATTGCAATTGTCTTTGGGTCGGTTACGCCCGCCATGTATAACGCGAGCGCGGCTGCCATAAATGAGCGCGCCCATGAGGCGGCTACGGCTTTGGCTTGGTCCATTTTTTTGTCTCCTTCTTTGGTTTGTCTCCCGAAGTTGGAACTGCAACCGTTGGAAATTCGCCCTTATACGGGACGAACTTTGGAATTCCAAAACCAACGATTTCCTTACCTTCACCATAAGAACGCACCTTAACCATGACCATTCCGCCATTGCGTTGGTCGCCTGTACCACTGGTGTTGCCTTCGATAGTGACGCAAGTCTTTGAATCGATCAAGCCCACAACAATTCCAATGTGTGAAATTCGATCAACGCCGTCATGTGGAAAATCCATAAAAGCCAAATAACCCAATTGTGGCATGTTTGACCAACGTTGGATTTCTTTGAATTTGTGTGCGCCTTGCGCCGTGCCAACGACTGAATGAATCTTCACACCTGCCTGCGCTGCACACCAATTGACAAATGAACCGCACCAGGGCAAACCGTCAGCCTTTGTAAATTTGCCGTATTTGGTCAGGTTGTCGCCTTCCTCAACCGTTCCAATTTCAGCTGCGGCGATTTCGATCAATCGCGCGTTTGTGCCCGCTGGATACGTCATGCAAGCAACGCTTCCGCTTCTTCAGCGGTCAATCCTAGTTTTGCCAATACTGCCTGACGTGCTGCCAATTTTGTTTCGGCTTCCGCTTGGGCTGCTGCAAACGCTTTTGCACGATCTAATCTTTCTTTTGTTTCAGCGGCAGTTTCTTCGCGTTCTGTAATTGTTTCTTCGCCTGTTTGAACGTTGAATTCTTTTTCTGTTATTTTCATTTTTTCTCCTTATGCGCTCGTATAAACAAATAGTGTGCCGCCATCAAAATTTCCGTCAGTGCTAAATGCTGAAACTGATGTAATTACTGAAGCACTATTGTAAAAACCACCTAAATTATAGGAAACTTGCTGATCACCACTGCCAGCATTACCAGCACCAGCAGCCTGGAACATTTTTACACCTGACGAATTAGCACCAGAAATTAAGCAATAACCGTTTCCAGTGCTTGCAGCTGAACTGCTAATTGCAAAAACGTTAATGCGATTTTCCGTAGAACCGTCACGCGAACTGCTAATAGTTTTGGCATAAGTAGTCGGGAAAACCATTTCCTCACCGTAAAACCTATAATTAGCTGCGGTGTCACCATTTAAGCGAACGGCAATAATTGAAAATGCATTTGCGGCACTGACTGCGCCTTGAAATAAAACCATAATTTTATCGGCATTGGAAATGCCTGAAACCGTCACTGTTGCCGCACCAGTTAAGGAAGTCCCACCTGTGTTGACCAACGTCCAATTTGCACCGCTACTTGGAATAGCCCATTTTAAACCTGTTGCAGTGGTTGAGTCAGCAGTCAAAACCGTATTGTTAGCACCCACTGCCAAACGGGCGGGTGTTGACGTACCTGTTGCGGCGTAAATGTCGCCTTTTGTTGTCAGCGTGGCTTTTTGAGTAGCCGCGTCGGCATTTGTTTTCATTTGTGTGTCAACGCCTTGCAACGCAACATCAAAATCAGCTGGTAAATCGGTGACCAAATCAGTCGCCGTTGGTAAAACGAACCCATAATTGGTTGTTGGATTTGCCATTTCTTCCCCTTTTCTACGCCACTATTGTGGCAGATTCCCAGTTTAATGTCGGCGACACGGTGTTCCATTTTTCGGTTATTGGCACGTCATTCCAGCGCATTGCCTGCAATGAGTAAGCCAACGGCGACAACAACAACGTGACCGATAGTTGGTTGTAACTGGCATTGAATGACCAGCCCTCGACAAACCCCTGAAACGCACCTGAATTCATGTTCAACGGCAAATTGGTCAGGGCAATTGCCTCACCCATAAAAACGTTCAAAAGGTCGTCACGGTTTGCGTCGTCAATTTCAGGGTTTGTCAGGTCGAACGTGATCGCGCTAAAAATTGGCTCGGGCTGGGCGCGTAAGGATAAATAAAAATTTGCCTGCGTGGTTGCGTCAGCACTGTTGTGAAGTGTTGTTGTGATGATCTGCGCCAATGTGCCAAATTCGGCGATTGAGGCTGCGTCACTAGCAGATTCCTCAGCACTGCTAGTTGCGCCGTATTTGATTGTTAATGAATTACGCACGTCACCCACACGGGTTTGAATCTTCAATCCACGTCCGCGGGCGTGCCTTGCATCAATGTCAACATAGCCGTTTGCAGTTAAATAATTGGTTCGGTGTGTTGAATCGGCATAACCAATGCGCCCTTGCGCGTCCTCGTAAATGTACCCCAGCCCTGAAGTTGCCAGGGCTGAAACCAATGAATAAACGTCGGTGCGGCTACTTGAACGCGCTGCCAATTCATAATTGCCTGGACGATCAATTTCGCCCAAACCTGTATTACCAACCGTCGCCCATGTTGTTGTTGGGTCATAGGTCGCCCACGTTAATGACCCTGGCACTTGTTGCCATTGTGTAAATAGAACCGCTTGCAAGATGTCATAGATTTGTTCACCGTCAAAATCTTTAGACAAAACGCCGTTGGTCAAAACCTTTGGCAAACGTGCCAGCGCACCAAGTGCGGTAATTGTGTAAGTTTGCGTGAACATGGTCGAACCTACGTCACGCACTTCCAACGCAATGTCCACAACGTTACCGCCAAACAACGGAACAAACGTGGCGGCTGAATCTTTAACCTGCACCGAAATGCTTGAATTAATTGAAACGGGAATCGCGGTTTGGTTGACGTCGATCAATTGAATTGAAACAAAACCTGCTTGCGCCTGCTCATAAATGTTTGTTCGCCCGCTGGTCAATGAAAGATTTGCTAAAACCGCCGTTGTGTATTCAACGCCGTCAATTTCAACCTGCCAAACAGGCGACCATTGCGTCATGCTATTTGTAGGCTATTTGCGCCGCCTGTGCCGCGGTAAAATGAATCATTTAACGTTTGAACGATTGTGCGGGCAGTACCTTCAGAATCAAGGGCACCGTTAACGGTCAGGTTGATCGTTGGTGGCGTTGTAGCCGCCTCAGCTGCTCTAAATGACCCAGCATTGAATGAACCCGTAACAATGTTGGAAGTCGACGCCGCAGCCGTTGCAGCAACCTTTGAAGCCGTTGTAAGACCAGCCGCCGCCACTCCCGTTTTTCCACCCGTTGTTGCAGTGGTTTTTGTTCCGCTGGTTGTTGTTGTGACCCCAGGGATTACTGGCACTTTCAACGTGCCTGCAAATGATTGTCCGCCTGGTGTTGTACCGCTAAACCCTGGCGTGCCAACGGGTGTTCCAATTTTCTTTAATTGTGGAATGTCCTCGCCTGGATTGATTAAATTTATACCCTTAATCACTAAATTGATTCCGTCAATTGCGGTGTTCAAAATTGGCGCAATTGCACCCGCTACCTTAGCAATAAGTGTCAAAACAACACTTGCAATTTTGCCAATGACAGTAATAACCCCACCTAACACTGTTCCCAAAACTGGTGCAACTGTTTTGACAACATTTGCAAACGATTCAAATTCTGTTTTACTTCCAGCAAGTGCCTCTTTGATAAATCCAAACGCCTTGACCAAACCTTCCCAAATTGGTTCAGCAACGTTTTTTAACGTGTCAGTGACGTTTGTAATTCCCTGATTTAAACCGCTTTCCTTGTCAGTAAATGCACCAACAACCTTCAAAACGGCTGGCAACGCGGTGTCGTTCAAGAATGTGATAAATGTTTGAATGACAGGTAATAGGGCAACGCCTAAAGATTCTTTTGCCTCATCAAACCCAACTTTTAATTTATCGATCTGTCCTTGATAAGTACCCGCCGCCGTTGCAGCCGCACCGCCAAATTGAGTGTTTAATTCGCCGACGATTGTGTTGAAATCTTTACCCTTTAGTTCAGCTGCGCCGTAACCAACGCCCAATTTACCCAGGGCAGTTGTGTTGCCTTCGTAGGCTTTTGCCAATGCGTTTGTGACCGTTTCCAACGGTTTGCCTGTCGCTGCACTAACGTCCAACGCCGTGTTGAGCAACCCTTGCGCGGTGCTAGTTGAATTGGTCGCTAAAACCAAACGTCCCAATGCTGGGCGCAATTGATCGTCAGCAACGCCCGTTGCCAATGATGTTTTGGTGATCTGTGTTTCAATGGCAGCAATTTGGGCATTTGTCGCACCCGTGGCAGCCGTGATTGCAGTTGCCAATTGTGTCTGCGCCTTTTCGTCAGCGATTGCAGCAGTGACGGCTTCAGTGCCGATTTTGACGGCGTACGCGCCAGCGGCAGCGGCAGCGGCAACAAATGCAGCACCAACCGCCAAACCAACCTTGCCGACCTTTTCGCCAAACCCGTCGACGTCTTTGTTTGCCGTCGTTAACGATTTGCTTAGATCGGCAACATCACCAAGTATTGTCAGTTTGAGCGTGCGTGAACCTGCCATGTCAGTCGTACTTCTTTACTACGTCAGCAAATGCCGTTTCCCAACGCTTGATCACTTCAGGCTGAACGCTGCGCAATGACCACACTGGAAATTGCTTATACTTGTTTGAACCAAATTCAGCCCCGCCCCATAAGTCTTGGGTTGTTGCACCGCCTGAAAACTTTTGGCGTGCAAAACCGTAACTGATTTCACCAAACTTTGATGTTTTGGAAACCTTACCGCCTGACGCAATACGGGTTGCAACCTTTGGAATTGCCTGCGCTTGACTAGCGGCTTCACCAATTTTGGTGTTGACAAAATCTGCCAATTTGTTTGAAGTCTCTTTTGTTTGGGTTAAGGCTTCCTCGTCCATTGCTTTGAAAGATTTGGCAATGGCTGACAATTCGGCTTTGTCATAGGTTATGCCTGGCTTACTTGCCATTTTCCCGCCTCTCCAAAATTTCAATGACTGTCAAAATGTCTTCGGCACTTTCAAATTCGCTGGGCGGTAGCCCCGTTGCCAGGGCTACTTCCCAAACGATTCTACTTAGGCTTCCGACTGGGTAACTTTTGGGTTTGCCTCACCGACGATCACTTCAGAAATGGTTTCAGTCCAGATGTCAATTGGCTTGATTGGCTTTCCAGCTGCTTCACGCTTCATGGCGTGATAAGCAAGAAAAACCAAATCAGCAATGCCAATTTTGTCCTGGGCATTTGAAATAGTGTTGCCTGTGTGCTTTTCCCATTTGACCCACTCAGGCGGTGCGGCAACATACGTTGCCTGCACGCCGTCGTTGTATTCAATTGTAATTGGTAACTTCATTTTTACTCCCGATTTTTTCTACTAGAACGCTTCGGCTGGAATACCGATAACGGTGAACGAAAGTGACACGGTCTGCGCGTCAGGTGCAGTTCCGCCTGCGCTTGGAAACGCTGGAAGAATCTGGAATGTGAATGTAGCACCACTAGCGGCGGTCAACACTGTGCTGATTCCCGTGTTTGGTGCTGATTCTGTTGCGTTCCATAGACCCTCGCACAATGAACCAGTTGCGCCCCAATCTGCAAGCATTTCGACGTCAAATGTAAACTGATCGTCAATGTGCTTGTAAACCTTGCCGTCAAGTGTTTGGTAAGTTTCAATAGTTGGGCTATTGGATAGAACCGCGCTTGTTGCTTGGGCGTCGTAATTATTGCCACCAATAGTAAAGGTGACGTCGCGCCCA